CCGGTGTGGGCTGCACATCTTCACATATATAGGGAAGAACCGATGGAGATGATGATTTGGCTAGGATCGGAGGGCTCCAGGGGATCAGCTCCCGGTTCTTCCACTCGCCTCCGCTTGTCTCAATTAGAACGCGAATCTCTTCTTTTTTCCGCACGATATAATTCACTGATTTGACGCGAGCCATGTAATTTTCGCCGGAAAGTATCCCGTTCCGACGCATTCTGTGGAGCTTTCCCATGATAGCGCTACGAGTTGTGCCAAAAGCCTTGGCGATGTTTCCGCCAGTCAGTCCGCTCTTCCAAAGCCCTATTATTTGCTTGTCTTTTTCATCCATTTTTTCCTCCTGTGGAGATCGGGTGGCGACCGTACCGACAGCCGCCACCTTCTCACAACGTGAACAACACTTATTCGTTCACGTTACTATCCGTCTCCGGTGTTGTGACCGGAGCATACTTTTTTGCAAATGCCGATATGTCGTCATCGACAGCTACCAGCACTGAGTTCTTGGCAGACGCGAACTGGGCTGCAAATGACATGTAGTTGATGCCATCGACATAGTTGTCCATGTAGGTGCGGTTCTCTTGGAGTCTTCCAAGCTTTAGCGCCACCATGATCATGGCGACATCGTAGGTCGAGATGTCTTTGTTCAGGATCAGAGTTGCGATCTTGCTGATCCTGTCAAAACAGCTTTCTTCCGGTCCGTACTGCTCCGCCCGCTGGCGCAACGTTATTACGGCTGAAGTTAGAATTTCGGTGTGATTCATTGTGTTCCCCTTCTGCTTCAAAGTCGATGAATTGCTGCACCTTGCCGATGCAGGATGTGTTTACGATGATTTTGCCTCTGTCTTGCCACCATGTTTCACCGTTCATGTTCTGACGCTTGTAGATCAGATTGAACAAAATGAACTCGTCATCGTTCATCAGTTGGCACAGCTCTTCCTCAGATGTAACCGGATGGTCCAAGGTCATCTGATGGGTAGGCAATCCAGATGCGTTCGGCATGTTCATTGAAACTAAGAATCGCATGCGTCCCCACTATCTTTCCTAAGAACCACAGTTCCATCCATCTTACGCTTGAATTTGGAAAAGCGGCCACCTGGTAACGGTGTCTTCGATCTTGATGCGCCTATGTGCTTTTGCTGTTTCCGTTTCAGTTTGGCAATTAGGGGCATGTCTACAGTACTGGTATGGATCCGATGGCACTTGCGATGGGCGACTAACCAATTGCTTGCGTCATCTTTTCCGCCAGCCTCCAATGGAATGTCATGGCTAACATCCCATTCTTGGCCGGGCAACACTTTCATGCTGCACATATGACATATGCCATCATGCCGCAAGAAGATGTCTACCCTCATTTTAGAGGTTATGCGAACCCTTTTTATCAATGAAACGGGTCTCCTTCATTTTCTTGGCTATCATAGTATTCATAGATGCTGTTCATGATATTTCTAGTGAACGCAGCCGACATTGAAGATGCGGATACTCTGTCTTCTGTGAAAGTAAGAACCATCTTGAGGAAAGTGTAGTTTACTACAGCTAACGACACAGCGGGTTCCATTTCTTTCAACAAATCCATCACTTGGGTGGATATGTCCACCATTGTTTGTACTTCTTCTTGCTTATAATTCATCACAACCTCATTTCTGCTCTTTTTGATGCTTCCATAGATTGCCATTCGCTAAACTTCATTCTCACATACTCGAGTTTGACCTTTAAGAAAGCTGCACGTTCTCGAGCCTTCACCATGTTAGTCACGAACTCGACCCACTCAGCAGATGCTTTTGTCTGCATTTCAGCGCGGCTGACTGGCATGTCTCCTAAATTGAGCATCATGCGAGCCAGCACTGCGCTTTTTGTCTCCTCAAGAAGGGACGCCGCAGAGTCAGCATCTACGTATGCCTTCGCTACAACACGATACTGTTCCGAAAGCGGCAGATTGCTGTCCATTGGCTAGTCCTCATTAAAAAGGTATCGAGTCGTCATCAAGGTCGTCAGCGACAACGGCGGGCTGCTTCTGAGCCGCAGTTGGGTTCTTAGGCTTGAAGGCCATGCTAACCCACTTCTCGCCATTCTTGTCCGTCTTGGACCAGGCGCTAACCCAGTACTCGACCCCACCGATGACAGCATTGCCGGTCAGCGGGGGCGAGCTTTCGTTCTGCTTGCGGGTGTTCTTGAAGATCGCTCCGCTGTTGTCTTTCTGTTCATAGGCCACTGGTCGTCTCCTTCAGTTGGGTGATCTTGCTGTCTAACTCACCGATGAACTTCATCACTTCTGACTCAAGTTCCGCGATCATCACGTTGTCGCGCTCGATGCGCATGATGAAGATCTTCATCCCATCAGGCATGCGTGGGTCGAAGCTGACGAAGTCGCACCACTTGCGACCTGTGCAGGCCATCTGCCACTGCATCTGAGCGACATACTTCCTTGGCGGGGACTGCCCTAAGAGCGTCTCGATATGCGTTGCCGTATTGGGGCATTTGATCTCAACAAGACCATCATTCCCCACAAGGCCGTCAGGAGACGCACCAGACTGGGGAATCGCAAAGTGGGGGACAAACCCAGTCTCAATGACAAGATCGCCTGTAGCCCCCTCGTAGGCCGATCTAGCCATAGGCTCAGTATCTGTCCCCCACTGCATTGCGCTCGACGTAAAGGATTCCCCCTGAGATCCCGTAAGCCGTTCGCAAATCAACTGAGCCATGTAATTGGCCCGGCTCGCACCATACCCGGTCTTGGTCTTGGTAACGACATCCACAACACGGGATGCCGTCACTCGACCAAGTCTGGCAGCGACCCATTCAGGAGTTCTCTGTTCCATCATTGTTTTCAGCTCTGTTTTTCATCATCTGATCTGCGACTTCGTATGCCCGCCTTGCAATTTGCTCTGCCGACTTATCCCAAGATTGGGAAGCAAGTCCAGACGCAATGTGCATCGCGAAATCATCCCGAAGCTCCGGGAAATCAAAGAGCTCCTGCATCTTAAGAAGCTCAGATACGTTGTCTACATTGCTCATCACTTCACCACCTTCTTCGGACGGCCAGGCTTGCGCTTGGCGGCAACAACAACCTTCTTCGGACGACCAATCTTCTTCTGGACGGGCGCAGCGACGGCCTTCTTGCCCTTAGCAAGTTCCTTTTTAAGGGACTTCACTTGCTCTTCGAGATCTTCAATTTTAAGGCTCATGAGCTCTTGCGTAAAAGTCATATCTTCGACTTTCTCAAGCGCCTCACACGCAGCACTATCCAGCTCATCAAATTCATCCTCCTTGATGGCGATGATTTTGTTGAGGTTGTGAATGATATCGACGAGGTCGCTTGTCGTGAGAGTCTTGAAACTTTCCATTATTCAGCATCCTTCTTGTTTGCTGCGATTCCGATTGCCTTAAGATCTTTCAGAGCTTCAGGAGTCAGCAGCTTGCGGCTCGCTTCGTCCAAACCACGCCAGAATGCGTTGAGGGCATCGAGACCCTTTTCAGCTTCTGTCTTGGCCCTAGTTGCTATCTCCCGCACCTTCTTGGGATCGGGTTTGGGCTCAGGCTGCGCTGTTTGAGCAGCGTTGCCGTCGTCATCGTCCGCCGCCAAGTTGGCGATGGCCATTAGCGCATAGCGGCGGGCATAGGAAATCCCGCTGCCGATGGGGTGAGGCTCATGCTTAACAGGCATGAACAGCACTTCAGACATGAACTCTCCAGACTTATGGATGAGGACAGTCTCAACCTCAACACCGCCAGAAACGGTGCGGGGGAACTGGGCCACAGACAGACCGTTATCAGCGAAGGGCTGGCGAACAGCCGCACGGACTGACGCAAGGTCCGCATACTTCGACTTGTAAAAGTCGTTCCGAGTGGATTTGGACGCATCCTCAATTTGACCTTGAGCGATGGACAGGGCGGTCGCAAGCTGCGAAATTTCATCAGACATTTTCATTGGTTCGTTCCTTATTCCCACATGCCTTCACGAGCACAATCGTCGAAGATATCATCCATGAGCTTCTTGTCGCCATGGAGCAGTTTGCACAGATCCACATCATTAGGCGAGTTATCTGTGCGAGACCTATCATAATAATGGTGGACGACCCGCCCACCATCAGCGCTGACAATGGCGAGATCGAATGCGTAGATATATGGCGCATCGTCTACCAAGTCGATTTCGACCTCAATGATGCCAGAGGCCATCAGGTTGTCGGGTAGTTCGTATTCTTCCAGATGATATTGTATCGGTACCAAGTTCATGTCCGTCTCCCGTTGTGGGGTAACCCTTTCTCACATGCCCCCTGATTCGTGTCAATAAATAATTTGACCTATTTTGAAAAAGGTGCATAATGCTTGACATGAAACGCACCCGCACCCCCATCCTCACCGAAGTCCTCATCCACTATGGCTCGATCACAGCCCTAGCCAAGGAGCTTGGACTCACCAAAGCTGCTGTCTCTATATGGAACCAGGTTCCTATGAGGCATCTTTCCAAAATCTCCAAAGACACAGGCATCCCTCGCCAGAAATTGAGGCCTGAACTCTATGAAGATCACCAAGCGGCATAGGCCAAAGCCTGACCCCCTTATTGTAGAGATACTGTGGGGGATGGCGATGGACACGCATGCGATCTCAGTCATAACTGGGTGCCGGGAATCAGACGTCTACGAATGTCTGGCTAGGGTACTGGAGCTTAAGAATGATCAAAATCGTCCTGACGCTACCGCCCAGTGTGAACAGGCTCTGGAGAGCGACGTCGGGAGGGAGAGTATACAAGTCTTCTAAGTACGTCACCTGGCGGAAGGCCGCTGTTAGGGACGCGATGATCCAAGCTGGGAAGAGGAAGATCGAAGGGCCATACAAACTGACGATGGAAGTGGTCAGGCCAGACAAGCGCAAACGAGACTTAGACAACCTCTTCAAGGCGGCATCTGATTGCCTAGTTGAAGCTGGCATAATAGACGACAGCAAATGTGAACACATCGAAGCGATGTGGGTAAAAAACGAATACCCCTGCACAATCACACTAGAGGAGATCAAAAATGAGGATGGCGCATTATTGGGAAACCCAAGAGAAGCGCTGGTACGAACAGTACCTTGAAAGCGAGAAGATGGTTGCTGAGCTAGAGTCAACGCTCATCAATGTCGAAGCTATAGCGCTCAACCACATCATGGATGATGAGGTTCGCAAATCCATCGAGCATCTTGTTGATACTGTTTGGAGGGGCGCAAGAAAATGAACGACGCTCAAACCATTCGTGAACTACGCGAAGAGATCGAGATACTTCGAGAGCAGATCAGGCAATACCAAGCTGACATGGTTCAGCCCAACGCTGCGTTGAAGAGCATTCTTTCGCATCAGCAAAGCGCACTGCTCATGGGCATCTATAATCGTGATGTCGCCAGTTATGCGTGTTTAGATCACATCACGTCATTGACTGGCACATTCTTTCGACAAAACGGCCCTGAGTACGAAAAGCTTCGAACGAAGATCGCGGTGCTGAAGTTACGCGCCAAACTGAAGCCGCATGGGATCGAGATCGCTACATGGCGCGGCATTGGGTACTATATGACAGATGCCAATAAGGAAAAACTTCGGAAGCTGATGGAGAAGAATGATGACTGAATGGCAACAGATCAAAACCGCACCCAAAAATGGAACTCCTATTCTTGCAATTATCAACTGGGATGTTGGAAACAAAGACGACAGACAAGTAGAAATTATTGAATGGGACGAAGAGGAGGGGGATTGGTTTACTCCTAACGGCGGCTGGTTCAGGAAGGCACATATTCATGCTACCCACTGGATGCCATTACCGGAGATCCCCAATGACTGAATGGCAACCAATCGACACCGCGCCAAAGGATGAATGGATTCTTGCATATCAGCCAAATGGCCAGCATGGCGGCATGACGTTCACTGGTGGACATTGTTATGTGTGTAGGTGGGCTTACAAAAATGAGTTTTGGTATGACAAAACCTCCAATGTTCTTCAAGAACCCCCGCCAGAAGAAAAAATTGTGAATTATTTTACTTGCGTTCCCACCCACTGGATGCCATTGCCCGCACCGCCAAAAATGGAGAATGAATGATGGACCATACATCAAATGACCCTGTAACTAACGCCCTTATGGGTTGCCCACCAGAGAATTACATCCTCATTGCCTACAAAAGGGGATGCGACGATACACGCCAAAAACATCAAAAACGCATCAAGCAGTTGGAGGCGGCGCTGCGGCAAATCATTCAAGAAGACGCATTAACTGGCAAAACAATTTTTATTGGAGACTTTGGCAAGATCGCCCGTGAAGCACTGGAGAAGAAAGATGACTGAATGGCAACCAATCGACACCGCGCCAAAGGATGGGACGAGTGTTCTTCTTTATGGCATTTGGTCCGGCGAAGTTCATGGTCACGACAATGAGTACTCTATTTTGCAAGCTTCTTTTTCGTTTAAAGATTGGCTTGTAGAAGGGGGTGAATATTATTGCGCATATGTTCTTAATCCCACCCATTGGATGCTTTTGCCTGCGCCGCCTAAAAAGGGGGATGAGTGATGGAAGAACTGTTCAACTCACTTTTGGTTCTTTGGCTTCTTTTCATGATTGTAGGTGTCTGCATCATAGCCACCTGCATTGTTTGGGGTGCTCTTAAAGCAATCTCCAAAGGAGATTTCCCATGACTGACCTCATTCTTTCGCGCCGTAAGTTCCTTACCGGCCTCATGGGCCTTTTCGCCGCGCCAGCGGTGGTGAGGGCAAGCAGTCTGATGCCGGTGAAGTCGTTTGTTGCGGTTGATCTTCCACCTCCCCCTCCCGGTTTCAGGAGGTTAACGCTTGTTGATTATCGCAAACTATTTGAGCCGGGCTTACAAAAGTTGTTCGATAACATGTACGAAGATCGCTCAGAGCAATGGGCTAACGTATTCAGGAGCGTGTCATGATTGACAAGAATCGTACTTACCGCACCCGCGATGGTCGTGAAGTTCGCATCTATGCGACGGATGGGGATGGTAGCGGATCAGCCATACACGGTGCCATAAAGAACTTTTATGGTTGGGCCGCTACGGTTTGGAACCCAGACGGAAAATGCCATTGGAGTGCTGACTGCTATGGCGATCCGACTCCTGCTAACGACCTCATCGAAGTTCGCCCCCGCCACAAGTGGGTGGTGTGGTTGAATATCTATGGGCCTGAAAGCTTCACCAGCCATGTTTCTCGTGAACAGGCTGAAGATGAAAGCGACGAAGAGCGCATCGCCTGCATCAAGGTTGATCTTGATTTTGCCGAAAGAGAAGGACTGTGAAAAACATGTTCGATGACACCGATCTTGTCGGAGACACGATACTTGGGCTTGGCATTTTGATGTATTTTGTCACGTTTGTTTTGGCAATAGAGTTGCTGTTCAAGGATGCAGCTTCTGCGGTGCTTGCGTTCGTCATCCTCTTTGCTAAATGGGGGACAGGTAGATTGTTTCGCTGGTGTGTGGAGGGACACAAATGACTGATGATCTTGTGAAGCGCTTGCGGTGCGAAGAACACTGGCCTCTCGATTGGGGTGAGGCTGTCGAATGGTGCCGCGAAGCCGCCGACCGCATTGAGAAGCTGGAAGAAGAGAACAGCGTTCTTTTTGCAGCCAATGTCCGGTTGAATAGCCGGGCTGACCTTGATTGCGATCATTATCGTGACCGCATCAAGAAGTTGGAGGCGGCGCTGCGGTCAGTGATTGACTGGGACAACACGATTGAATTTGAGAATGGGCTATCTTGGGGTGACGTTATGGACATCGCCCGCAAAGCACTGGAGGGGAAAGATGAATGATCGTTACATGGTTATCAGCCCAGATACGCTTGAGGCGATGCGCCGTGCTGGACATGCCGCTAAGTTAGAGGCCCGCATTGAGAAGCTGGAGGTGGCGCTACATAATGTAATTACAGCTTGGGACTTTTGGCAAAAAACAAAAGACAGCAATAGTTTTACGGAACTTTTTGTTAGGATATGTGAAGCAAAAGAAATGGAGGGAATGCAATGACTGACAA